TTAAAGCCGACGAAGAACCACAACAAAAACCCACACAACTACCAGAAGTCAGAGGCTACCGCATTTTATGTGCAGTGCCTAGCGTTGATGAAGCGTATGAGAGTGGGATAATTAAAGCAGGTACAACCAAACACATTGAAGAACATTCAACTGTGGTTTTATTTGTTATTAAATTAGGAGATATGGCTTATGCAGACAAAGACAGATTTCCTACAGGACCTTGGTGTAAAGAAGGTGACTTCGTTATTACTAGGGCATATTCTGGAACTCGTATCAAAATACATGGTAAAGAGTTTCGCATTATTAACGACGATACCGTTGAAGCAGTGGTCGATGACCCACGCGGATACGAACGCGCATAAGGAGTTAAAGTATGGCAAATATAATTAATGAAATACCAGCAGAACTTGAAGAAGAGGAAACAACGGAAGTTGAACTTGAATCATCTGAAGATAAAGCTGATTATGAAGAAGCTGTAGAAGCTAAAAAAGAAGCTAAATCAGAACCTGAATTTGAGATTGAAGAGGAAGATGATACTCCTCCAGAAGACAGGGGACGTGACCCACTACCAGATAAAGTAAAACAAGAATTAGAAGAAGATAATCTGGAAGACTATTCATCACGAGTCAAAGAAAGAATGGCTCAGTTGAAAAAAGCTTGGCACGACGAAAGACGTGCAAAAGAAGCACTAGATAGAGAAAGAGCAGAAGCAGTTAAGTATGCTCAAAGTATTATTAGTGAGAACCAAAAACTAAAGAAAACTTTATCTACTGGTGAAGAAGATTATCTTAAAACATTAAAAGAAAAGTATGAGTCCGATGTTAATTATGCTAAACGCGAATACCGTGAGGCATATGATTCAGGAGACCCAGATAAGATTGTTGAAGCTCAAAGTAAACTAAATGAAGCTCAGTTCAAATTACAGAACGCTATGGGCATGAAACCTCAATATAATGCTTTACAAGAGGAACAAAATAGTGTACAAATAGCACAACAGCAAAATTTTACACCTCAAGCACCAAAACCAGACTCAAAAGCCGCTGCATGGCAAGAAAATAATGCCTGGTTTGGCAGAAACAAAGTGATGACTGCCACAGCTTTGGGGTTGCATGATGAACTTGTTAGTGAGGGTATAGACCCAACATCTGACCAATATTACCGTCGTATAGATGATACGATGCATAAATTGTTTCCAGATCATTTTGGGGACGCTGAAGAATCGTTGGAAGGACAACCTGCCCAACGCACTAAAAAACCTTCTACTGTTGTTGCTCCTGCAACTCGGTCGACCGCACCTAAAAAAGTGAGATTGACTAAAACACAGTTAGCTTTAGCTAAGAAATTTAAGCTAACACCAGAGCAATATGCAAAAGAACTTTTAAAAACGGAGAACGCAAATGGATAACAGAAAAACTAGAGAAGCAGTAACTCGTGAAGAAACAGATATGAGAACAAAGCAATGGGCACCGCCTTCTTTGCTCCCAGAGTTTAAGAAGCAGCCAGGTTGGGCTTATAGATGGGTTCGAGTCACTCTTGCTAATGAACCTGATGCCAGAAACGCTTCTTCGAAAATGCGTGAAGGCTGGGAACCTGTGAAACATTCAGAGCACCCAGAAATTAAATTAACGTCAAACCCAAACAGTCAGTTTAAAGACTCTGTTGAAGTAGGTGGTTTGATACTTTGTAAAATGCCACAAGAAATGGTAGATCAAAGAAATGCATACTATAAACAAAAGACAGAAGGTCAAGCGCAAGCTGTTGATAATAGCTTCCTAAAAGAAAATGACCCACGTATGCCATTGTTCTCTGATAAAAAATCTACTAAGTCTTTTGGTAAAGGTTAAAATCTTTAAGGAGATATTATTATGGCAACAACAGCCGCACCTTACGGTCTTAAGGCCGTTAACTTGGTAGGAGGTCAGCCTTATGCTGGTTCTACTCGCCTAGTAAAAATTGCGTCTGGGTATGCTGCGAACATCTTTAATGGCTCAGTAGTTTCAGTTGTAGCTGCTGGTACAGTAGAAATCGTTGACGAAGTTGGAACAAATGCATCAGCATTTCCAGCTGGTACATTAGGCGTTTTCGTTGGATGTTCTTACACAGACCCAAGCACAAAACAAAAATTATTCTCACAATATTGGCCTACTGGTACAGTAGCTTCCGATGCTGTGGCTTATGTAATTGATGATCCAGATGTTGTATTCCAAATCCAAGCTGACGAAGCAGTGGCTCAAGCCTCTCTTGGTTCAAACATTGGNGTTGTGAATCCTACTGCTGGTTCAACAGTAACAGGTAACTCAACAATGGCAGCAGATCCAACAACTATTGACGTGACTAACACTATCGCGTTTAAAATTGTGGACTTTGTAAGCTCAACAACATCTGAAGTTGGTGATACATATACAGACTTATTGGTTAAATTTAACCCATTGTCTCATGCGTACACTAACGGTACTGGTATTTAAGGAGAATAAACCATGGCAATTTCAAGAGCTCAGTTATTAAAAGAGTTGCTCCCAGGCCTTAATGCTTTATTCGGTATGGAATATCAGCGTTATGGTGAAGAGCACAAAGAAATCTACGAAACAGAATCATCAGAAAGAAGTTTCGAAGAAGAAACAAAATTATCAGGCTTCGCAGCTGCACCTAATAAATCAGAAGGCGCTGCAATCGCTTATGATAATGCACAAGAAGCTTGGACAGCAAGATACAATCACGAAACCATTGCTTTAGGTTTCTCTCTAACAGAAGAAGCAGTTGAAGATAACCTCTACGACACTTTATCTGCTAGATACACTAAAGCATTAGCTCGTGCTATGTCTTACACAAAACAAGTTAAAGCTGCTAACGTTTTAAACAACGGCTTTGACGGTACTAACTATCCAGGTGGCGACGCAAAGCTTTATTTGCTACAGATCACCCATTAGTTAACGGCGGTACAAACAGCAATACTCAGTCAGTTGCTGCTGACTTAAACGAAACTTCATTAGAAAACGCAGTTATTCAGTTAGCTGGTTGGACAGATGAAAGAGGTTTATTGATTGCTGCTAAACCACGTAAATTAATTATCCCACCAGCGTTACAATTCGTTGCTACACGTTTATTAGAAACTGACTTAAGAGTTGGTACAGCTGATAACGATCATCAACGCATTACGTACAAATGGTGCGATTCCAGAAGGCTATGCAGTAAATCACTTCTTAACAGATACTGATGCATACTTCTTAACAACCGATGTTCCTAACGGTATGAAGCACTTCGAAAGAACTGCATTAACTACTTCTATGGACGGCGACTTCGACACAGGTAACGTACGTTACAAAGCTCGTGAGCGTTATTCATTCGGTTGGTCAGATCCCCTCGGTATGTGGGGCTCACAAGGCGCTGCTTAATTAATTAAGCGGAGTCTGACTCTCCTCCTAAGACCCAGTTTCGGCTGGGTCTTTTTTTATGTATAACTCATGGTTTTCTTGATGAATGTTATATCTATAGGCTTTAAACTGTGAACTGTCATATATGACACTTTATTAATTTAAGGAGACACATTATGTGGACTAAACCATCAGCAACAGAAATGAGATTTGGCTTTGAAGTAACAATGTACGTATGCAACAAGTAATTTATGTACGTAGATTGTTAGATACACTCGACTGTGTCTAATTTAAAGTTCGCGAAATTAGGGGCTATACAGCCCCTTTTTTGTTGTATAATGTCTATAAAATGTGTATCATATAATTATTCGGGAAACAACAACTTATCTAACTGCCCCGACAGACGCATACACGATAGATAAGTTTAACTTTGTATGGAGAATTATAAATGGCAAACACAACCTTTACTGGTGCAGTCCGTTCAGAAAACGGTTTTCAATCAGTCACCAAAAACGAAACTACAGGTGCATATACCGTAGAAGCAACTTACGACGCACGTCCTAACTTTAGACAAACTGTTGACACTTCAACACTAAACGTAGCGACTGCAGTTACTACAACTTTAACAACAGCTCAATCAGGTACATTATTCTCAATCGATGGTACAGATAATAAAGTAGTTAACATGCCTGCTTTATCTACAGCTAACGTTGGTACAACTTATGAATTCTTAGTAACTACTGCAGTTGGCGCAGCTAAAACTGTAACTTTAGTTTTACCTGGTGCTGGTGTATCTAATTGGTTCGCAGCATTAGCAGACGCAGACGGCGCTGCTGGATATGTATTTGATGTTGCAGGTGATACATTAACATTACCTAACTCAACAGTTGTTGGTTCTAGAATTAAAGTAGTTTGTGTATCAGACGACGGTACAAACTCTACATGGCAAGCTGACGCAATTTCATCACCAATAGCAACAGTAGCTTAATAGGAGATAACTCATGGGCATGAACGGAGATATATGGGCAGTGACCCCTTCCACAAGTGCTACCTATTATAGAGCAGCGGCATCTATTGCAGGTGCCGGTGCATTGACCTTACTTACTCAAGATGCAGGACCTAACGGTGTAGGCTACAAAGTTCGCTTTACATCTGCAGGCGATGACCAAGGCATCACATTTACAATCGTAGGTATTAAAGTTGGTGATTTAAGTGGTAAGTTTACAACTGAAGTTGTAACAGGAGCTGATACCTCTACCGCTGATTCATCAAACTTCTATGCTTATATTGAGAGTATTACTGCTTCTGGTGCATCAGCAGGAAACGTAAGTATTGGTACAACTGGTTCAATTGCTTTACCTAGAACTCGATTAAAAGGGTTCTATTATTTAGCTAGTGGTACAGCAGGTAGTATTAAATTAAACTTAAATAGCACATCAGGTGCAGAACTATTAAACCTATCTACTCCAGCGAGTGCGACTGGTACACAAGATATGTTCTTACCTGGTATGGGTATTTTAACCACACGTAGTAACAACACAGACTTTTCAATATTGACTGTAACTAACGTTACTGACGTGACTTTATTCTGCGGCTAAGAATGGCAACAACTAAGAAAAAAGGAATGGGGATTAAAACTTCTGTGAAGTCGGGTAACTTTCGCCCGACCAAGCAGGGTGCTGGTATGACTAAGAAAGGCGTTAAAGCATACCGCAAAGCCAATCCCGGTTCTAAATTAAAGACGGCTGTTACTGGAAAAGTCAAACCTGGTTCTAAAGATGCAAAACGACGTAAGTCATTTTGTGCTCGATCAGCAGGACAGATGAAACAGTTTCCAAAAGCAGCTAAAGACCCTAACTCTAGATTGCGTCAAGCAAGAAGGAGATGGAAATGTTAACAAAGGTAATGAATCATATGGACGAACCAACGAAACACGCATTAGATGCAGCTTCTGTTTTTACTGCTGTAGGCTCAGTCCTACAATGGTTACCGGAAGTAGCAGCTTTATTTACAATCATATGGACAGGCATTCGTATTAATGAAACTAAAACTGTTCAAAACTGGAAAGCTAAACGTCGTAACATGGCTACGCTAAAACCTTTTCTAGTGGATGAAAAAGAAACTAAAAAAGAAAAACCTGTAAAGCCAGAAGCATTTGACGCTAAAGCTCACAGAGAAAAAATAAAAGCTATGGAGCAAAACG